AATTAGCTAAGACCGGGGCAGTTCGCAGAGGGGACGGAAAAGATGTTCACCATAAGGATGGTAATCCTAAAAACAACTCAAGGAGCAATCTTTCCGTTGCCTCTCGTAAAACAAATCGGGGCGTAAGCCCCGGAAGACCGAGGATTAGAAGTGGCAGGAAAAAGTAAATTTAATGACGTATGGACGGTGATAGCACGACGTAGATTGCAAGCCCTTTTTGATAATGGCGGATCATTAGCAGAAGCCTCAAGAGAGATGGGGGTTAGTAGATCAACCTTTAATAGATGGATGAAAGGAACGGATGTTATTAAAAATGACTTCAGGGAGGTGATCAATCTTGGTAAAGAGGCATCTGAGGCATGGTGGATTAGACAAGGGAGAGAGAATTTAGAAACAAGAGGATTTAATTCAAATCTTTGGTTGCTAAATATGGTTAATCGTTTTGGATGGAATTCCAATAGAAAAGAAGAGAAGAAGGAAATTGAACATACAGGCACAATTGAAGTTAAGAAGAGCGTCGATATTGATGCGATTATGGAGAAGGCAATTGGGAAGGGAATTGAAAAGATTGCAAAAAGCATTCATTAGGAGATTTAATTATGGACCCTAAAGTATTTGGACAAATGGCTGCTGATATATTGGAGCAATCTATAGGGACGACAGAAGGTCTATCTTTTCCTTCCGTTCCTGAGATGCCAATGGAACCTTCCGCCCCACCTCCAGTTAATGCTATGCCAATGCCTACCCCTCAGATGGAACCAGAGTTAGAACCATTGCCATTGCAAGAGACGCCCCCTAATCCTGCTCTTTATGAGCAACCCCCTGTTGACTATATGCAGCAGCAACAACCACCTGCTTTTATGACACTCGATGAGACGATACAAACACCTCAATACGCTGAGAACATTAGCGAAGAAATGGGTCCGTTAAGGCGGCCTCCTCAATTTAATCCAAATAAACCTATATATTAAAATGCCAATCCAAAGAACAACTTTGAAGGGGGGTAAAAAAGGATGGAAGTGGGGCGATAAAGGAAAAGGTTACCCAACCAAGAAGCAAGCGCAAGCACAACAAAGAGCAGCCTATGCTTCTGGATACAAGAAAAAAGTAGGTTAGCGGCGTGTTGCCTATTATAGCAAAAAGCGTTTACAAAGAGAATAATAATTCAAACGCTGCAATCAAGTTTGCTGAATGGGCAGCCGCCGCACCTTTTGATCAGGTCATTGAGGCATATGCTGACTGTCATCGTGACCCTAATATTGATGATATTTTTATTCGCACTTTGGGTCAACTTGATCGGTATTACCTTGGTGTGTTTTTGTGTAATCGTCATGATATGTTGCATCCGTGGATATATGAGCGATGCAGAGAAGTAGAAGCGCATAGAGATAGTCATCTGGACTTATGGGCCAGATTCCATTACAAAAGTTCAATCATTACGTTCTTGGGAACTATTCAGGAAGTCTTATGCAATCCTGACATTACTATTGGTTTGCTATCTTACTCTGCCAGACAAGCAAAACCATTTTTGAGACAGATAATGCAGGAGTTTGACAGCAATGAGAAACTCAAAAAACTGTACTCAGACATACTTTGGGAAAAACCTCGCCTTCATGCCCCTAAATGGGCCGAGAATGAAGGAATTTGCGTTAAACGCATGGCTAACCCTAAAGAGCAAACCATTGAGGCTCATGGTCTTGTTGATGGTCAGCCTACTGGACGACATTTTGATCTTATTATTTATGATGATGTGGTAGTTCAGGATGCGGTTACAACCCCAGAACAGATAAAAAAGACAACAACATCGTGGGAGCTTTCTCTTAATCTGGGTTCAACGCATTCTCCAAGATATCAGTATGCTGGAACGAGATATTCATATGGTGATACATATGCAACAATACTCCAGAGGGCGGCTGTAAAGCCAAGAATACATCCTGCCACAGACAATGGTCAGATGGATGGTAATCCTATTTTTCTTGAGAAGAAGAGATGGGAAGAGATAAAGAAAACAACGTCTACTTATATTGTTGCTTGTCAGCAATTATTGAATCCGATTATAGGTTCTGATGTTTCGTTCAAGGACGAGTGGTGGAGGGAGTGGGAGATTCGTCCTTACACCATGAATGTTTATATTATGTGTGATCCAGCTCACTCGCGCAAGAAGGCTTCTAATCGGACGGCTGTTGCAGTAGTTGGGGTTGATGCTAATTATAATAAGTATTTGCTTGATGGGGTTTGTCATCGTTTAAGTTTATCTGAGCGATGGAACTTTATAAAACAAATAAGGAAAAAATGGAAATCAGCTCCCGGCATCAGAGAAGTAAAGATCGGGTATGAACGATACGGGGCGCAATCAGATATTGAACACTTTAAGGAAATGATGAGAATTGATGGAAGTTCATTTCCGGTCTATGAGTTAAATTGGACTGGCGGAGGAAGTTCTCAGTCTAAGGTAGATCGTATACAAAGACTTGAGCCGGACTTAAAAGATGGTTCTTTTTTCTTTCCTTATAGAACTGATGAGAAAAAATTAACTTCCCATCAAAAAGATATAAAAGAAAGAAAACAGTCTTTTCTTATTTCAAAAAAGATAATGAGAAAAGATGAAGAGGGTCATATGTATGATTTGGTGGATTGGGTGAAGAGGAATGAATATGATTTGTTTCCTACTATACATCCTGATTTCCTAGATGCACTTTCTAGAATTTATGATATGGACCCTATTCCACCAAGGTTCAGACAACGTGGTTCTTTAGAGCCAGCGGCTGAGGCAACTTACTGATGGCAAGAAAATTTAGAATAGGTGGGCGTAGAACATATCCTCCTCGTCGTGTCGCGTACATAATGACTGATGGAAGAAAGTTTTATGAAAAACAACCTCGTAAATTTCCTTATGGGATTTTACCTTATGTCCAGAATTTTTATTGGAATGTCGGTTATTGCGAGAATGATTAACAGGGATATTTTTCAATGGCTACTTTAACTCTCAGGAGCGCAAAAGGTTCTCCATTAACATTTAATGAAATGGATGATAACCTAACAAATTTAAATACTAAACAGGAGTTGATTGATACCTATGCCACCGGTGCCTCGATGGATAGGACAACTGATTTTATTGTTTACTGGGATACAGGAACAAGCACTACAAAGAAAATATCTCCAAACGATAGTGTGTTCTTTCAAAGAACGATTGTTATGAAGTGTATTCCAGATGATATTCCAACTTACACTGGGGATGGAATTACTAGGACGGTTGTTCCTAATGCGCTTAATTTATTAAACTTATTTGCGATTAACGCTCATATATTCACTGTGGGTTCTGGGGTTACGAAAGTTACCGTGCAATTACATAATGAAACTTCAGGCTTGGATGTTTTAACGACGCCTGTTACAATTGATGTGGGAGAGTCAGATTCTATAACCGCAGCCGTACCACCTGTGATTAATTCTTCTGGAACAACTAATAGAGTTTCGGAAGGAGATGTTTTGAGGATTGATGTGGATGCGGTATCGACTGGCGCTAAGGGTCTTGAAGTTAGGATGACTTATAAAGGATGATACAAAGTAAAATAGAATCTTATCCACCCACTGTTGTTGTTGAACCTAAAATTGTTCCTATTCCTGAGATTATCGCTGGAGTCAATCATGAGCCAGAGTTTACGAGAGGCAATATAAGGAATAATATTGAACTGGGTGTTGAACAAATAGTTCCTTATGAAACCCAATGGGATGCGGTAGTTGCTCTTGCTGGTGGTGGTGTTTCTTTGGGGGATCAATTTGAGTTATTGTGGAAGAAGTATAAAAGCGGGATGCCTGTAATAACCGTTAATGGCTCTTACAAGTATTGTATGGATCAAGGGTTGCGCCCAGCAGGAATGGTGATGTTAGATCCTAGAGAATTTAATAATAGGTTTGTTGATCCAATTCATGATGATTGCAAATATTTTATTGCTTCTCAATGTGATCCGTCGGTGTTTGAGAAACTTAAAGGGAAAAATGTTTATATGTGGCATTGTAATAGTTCCGAAGAGGAAACAGTGTCAATTTTAAATAAGAAGTATGGAGAAGCGCACAAGGATTATTTTCCTATTCTTGGTGGTTCTACGGTCATGCTTCGGTCAATTCATTTGTTAAGAATGTTGGGTTTTCCAAAGTTTGAAATTTTTGGATTTGACAGTTGTATTATGGGGGAACATCATGCTTATGATCAACCTGAGAATGATGATGAAGAGGTTATTACTTTGGTAGTTGGAGACAAGAGTTTTCAATGCACGATAGCCCAATATCATCAAGCAAAGGAGTTCGTTGAAATGGTTTCAGTAACTGGAGCGCATTATGAGATGATTGTTCATGGTGGCGGATTAATTGCTTACTTAATAGAAAATCCAGAAATTTTTAACGGGGAGGTAAAGTGATATGGCGGCGAGTGCATGGAGTTTTTATAACAGTTTTAGAGAATATGTTGGGAAGGCGGAGTACGATATAGTTGCTGATGTGTTTAAGATGGCTATATTTACGAATTCAACTACAACCGTAACAACTAAAACTTTAAGTACCTATGCTTCATTAAATGGTGAAGTAGCTAATGGTAATGGGTATCTTACTGGCGGGAAAAATATGGCTAGTAAGACTTGGGCTTCAGTTGCAACTGATAAATATCGGTTTGGTGCTGCTAATTTAATATGGACTGCAAGTGGTGGTACTATTTCCAATATACAGTATGCTGTTTTATATAAAAACAGTGGAAAACTTATCGCTTATTCTCAGTTAACTACGACGGCATTTAATTTAGCACAGGATAATACAATAACAATTGCGCCAAGCGCTAATGGCATATTTGAATTGTCATAAGGAGGAATCATGGCATTAGAATCTGCCGCTTGGGTAACTCAACTTATTGATACAAACCCAACAGTTACGGACCTTGTAAATCAAGGCGACGACCATCTGAAAATGATAAAACTTGTTCTAAAGAATTCATTTCCTAGCACATCACTAACAGCGATTGTTCCTAATATGACTAGTCAATCTGGGAAGTTTTTAACAAACGATGGAACTGATTCGTCATGGGGGACTCCAGTTGCTGGTGATCCCGCTGGCACAGCCGTCGCAATGGCGATTGCTTTAGGCTAGGAGAATAATATGGCTAATGATTTTACATTCGGCGCGGTTAATTTAACGAATACTGTTCGCACTTTAGTTTACAGTGTTCCAACTTCCCCGGTTGGGCAAACCGCTGTAATACATTCTTGTACAGTGGCTAACACAGATGGGACAGATTCCATTAATGTAACCTTAGAGGTTTATGATAATAGCACTACAACTTATTTTCCTGTTTCTTCTACTGTTCCGGTTCCTGCTGATTCCGTATTAGTTTTAGATGGAATTAAACTTAATCTCGAATCGGATGATAAATTATACGCAACCTCTTCACATGCAAGTGGTAAATTGACCGTGTTTGCATCAGTTCTGAAGATTACACCATAATGTCATATCTAGGAAGAACACAACTCAAATCGAGTGATATTAGAAATGCTGGGCCTACTGTGGCTAGTGGTGGGGAAACTTATGTTGATGCGACTTGGAATGCGCCTAATATCCAATCATTGATTTTTACAATCAATGGTGTTAAACAGGCAACAAATTCCTATACGATAGGTGGAACTCCAACAAGGTTAACTTTAGCTGGTGGAGCTACATTAGCTGCTTCGGATATTTGGGAAATTATTGGCATCAATGATATTGGCACAACGATCACTCCGGCTGATGGTACTGTCAATCTAGCAAAGATGGACGCAGGTACAGCAACTTCCGGTTATTTTTTGAAGACTGACGGAAGCGCTCTCTCTTGGGCAGCGGTTGTCCACCCATCTGTACCTACTATAGGCGACATCACCACAGCGAATAACTTTTTCCAGAACTGGAATACAATCGATGTAAACACAACTAGCACGTTCGCTACAACTATTAACGCCG